CGATAGGTTGAAGTTTGATTGTACGATAACACGAGTCTTCTCTTCTGCCATGATTGCATAATGACCATCGATAGGACCTTGCAGCAGCGGGCCGTCAGATTTCATATTACTGACTTTGTCACGCTTGGGGTTATAGGCACCATGATCTTCGATCTTGATACCTTTTTCACGCATACGCTGTACAGCGTACTCATATCCACCCTTAGATGCATATCCTTTATCTATCGTATTACCATCGGTATCAACAAACTCAACATAGAACTTAGGTGGCTTATCAACCTTGGGTGCTTTAGATTTTTTTGCAGCCATAGCTTTCTTGATAGTAGTTTTGCTTGGAACTTTACGACGAGCCATGATATTCTCCTGTTAATAACTTTATTATACTACACCATTTAAATAGGTTTGTACATAACTATTAGTTAAGGTTTAAATTTAACTAAAGAAGTCTTCGAGGGTAACCCGATGTTCGGGTGTCCAACCGACGGCGTCCAGGATGATTTTAAGTGGCTCAACAAATGTCTTTTCAAACTGTTTCTCATAGTCAACGTATTTATGCAAATGGAATTCTTTGGGCAGCGCCATTGGATATGAGATGACATTTTGCCGAATAGGATTAGGCATTTTCAGGTAGGTGAACTTAATCTTTTCACCGTTCTTAATTGTCTCATATTGCTTTTGCAGCCCTGAGGACTCTAAAAGATTATTGTACATGATAGACCCACGTACGTGAATGGGCGTGCCTTTCTTAAAGATTGTATCACGGTCTTTCCATGCAGAAATCTTACTGACACCACGAGGGAATGAAACATTCTCCGGCGGCATGCTGAAAAACTTGTGTTTAAAGTTAGCAATATACTCTTGAGCGTCAGTCTCAGTACCAGCCATGATAATCTTGAATGCTTCTTTAAATGCATCACGTACAACCATAGGCGTAGAAGACTTAATAGCTTCAATTCCCATAATCTTCATCTTAGGTTCAGCGTACCGAATGCCTTCATTGTCCAGTACATTTAGGATGTAGCGCTTCTTGGCAGTCCATACACCACGATCAGCAATGACTTCACGATCCATGTCCATACGGTTGTCTTTACAGTTCATGTACTCGTGCAGCTCGGCATATGCCTTGGACAAAGCTGGCTTAAACATGTCTTCACCGGCCTTAGACAGGAAGTTAATTGGGTTCTTAGGCTGGAACTTATCAACCAGGTCTTTCATGTTTACATACAATGAGTCTGTATCCATGGCGATCACATAGTCCTTATCAGTTTCCAGGACTTTATTCATGGTCTCATTCATAGAACGTTCTGCCCATTTAATGCAGAGCTGCCCGTTGTAAGTAATAGCTTCGGCAATACGTTGGTCAAAGTAATTGAACCAACGGTTACCCATTGCGCCATACAAAGAGTTAAGCAAAATCTTAATAGCCATTTGCTGGTTTTCTAAATGCTCAATCTCTTTTTGAATCTCATATGAATCAGATTCTTGCTGTCGCTGCTTGGCCTCAATCATCTGTGACTTGATTACTTTACGTTCGGCATAGTAGTCTTTAACGATAGTTGGTAGAAATCCGACCTTATCATTATTAAAGATGACACCGTTGGCAGAGATACTCTGGTTACCGCGTGAGCCTACGCTGAGCCTATTCAAACATTTTTCTACAGATACATTCGAGTTAAAGGAATTAGAGATAGTTTCAGGTGACATATTCCATTGAATAATGATATTAGGGTACAGAGACGCTAAGTCGAAAGAGACAACCCAGTCATACATGCCAGGCTTTGGTTCTTTAACATATGCACCAGGATATGGAGTCTTATTCTTATCTGTCTTTAGAGGCGGAACGATCTTCTTATCGATAAGGTCACGGTAGATAATTGATTCCCAAATGCCTACAGTACCGAAGGTATCAGAGAAGTTGCAGCCTGCCCGGTATGCCATAGTCATAGCTAGAGTAATAAGACCCAGTTTGTCTTCTAGTTTGTCAACCAGCTCTACATCTTTAATATTGTAGTCAATAAACTTTTGAAAGTCGTGCTTGTATAAAAGGTGCAGCGCGCCGTACTCATCATAGGACAACTTCTTTTCACCCAAGACCACGTGAGCAATATGATCGAGCTTGTAGGATTCTTGTGCACCATAGGTGTAACCAAACTTCTGAAACAGGTCAAAGTAATCCATTTGTTGGATACCTGTCAGCTCATAAGCGACCTGTTCACGGTTGTTCTTCATTACCTTGCGTTCACGGATATGATTCCATGGCGACATGGTCTTAGCACGGTCCTCACCTAGAACCTTAGTAATACGGTTCACCATGTAAGGAATATCAAATAGGTTTGTATTCCAGCCCGTTACAACGTCAGGGCAGGTAGAAGGATTAGACCAATGAGCGAGAAACGAGAGTAAGAGTTCATGCTCGTCTTCGCATTTGTGGTAGACGACATTGTTTTTCTCTGGCTTGTAATCGCCCATACCCCAAACATAATACAGCTCATCAATATTGTTTTTAATAGTGATTGCAATGACAGGATAATCGGCAGCATCTGGCTCAGGGAATCCATCGTCGGAAGCCACCTCAATGTCGATTGTGGTCGTGTTGATAGTTTGGCGGTCAAATTTAATTGCGCCAGGGTAAATATCATGAACATACTGAGTAACATGATTTGTATTCCCCACCACCTCAAAATGATCCACGCCTTTATATCGTTCCAGGAACTCACGTGATTCCCGGGAGGAGTTGAATTTAATGGGTGCGACTGGTTTTCCATCGAGTGATTTCCAATCTGTTTGTTCTTTGGTAGGTACGAAGTATGTCGGCTTGAACTTAACGCGTTCTTGAATACGACGACCATTCCTAAATCCACGGACTAGGATAGCGTTTCCTAGCCGGTTGACTGATGTATAAAAATTCATTAAATGCCCTTTCTGAATCAGAGAGCCATTATATACTATTTTTGGATGATTGTAAACAGAAAAAGGACGTCTGTTAAGACGCCCTTTCTGTAATTACTGATATTGACGTGCATCTAACCAATGACGACCATTGATTTGATGCGGGGCTTGACCATACATGATCCGCTTTTGACGACCTTCAAGGTCTACAAGGTCAGTTGAGTCAGAAAGATATCTTTCTTCATCTGACATTCTAGCTCTCTTGATTGCATTGCTAAATGATTTAGTGAGTGATTTTAAAAACAGTTGCATCAAAACCATCCCTTCTAACCATGTGTGCAATTTCAGACTGATTATAGTGTGTGCGATATTCAGTCTTAATGTAACCTGCCACACCGTGACAGGCAGCGTCGAGTCGGGATTCGTATAGGGCTTTACCCATTTTCCGTAAGAAGTTCAGCATTTGTTGTTACCTCGTGTTGATTATTGATTTTAATCTTTCGAGGCTTCTTCTCATCAGGCAGCACGACTTCTAAATGAATTCCTAGAATACCGTTCTCCAGAGAAGCTCCTGTAACTTGTGTATATTCAGACAGTCTAAAAGACCGATGGAACTTACGGGTGGAAATACCTTTATGTACAAACTCTAGACCACGAGGAGCGTGATCACCGTCAACAGAAAGTACGCCATCTTTTAATTCTACCGAAAGCTCTTCTTCCTTGAACCCCGCAGTTGCGATTTCGATACGATACTTCATACCTTCATCTTTAATAATATTATGCGGAGGATAGTGGTCAGTTGCATGCTTGGTCATTTCTTCAAGTTCGTTAAAGATATGGTCAAAACCTACAAATGCGGCACGAGGAAAGCGAGCGAATTTTTGATTATTTGTCATCTGAATTCTCCTAATTAAAGCAAGAAATATGGACCCGTTATTGGCATCCACTATTATTTATAGGTATTACCTTTGCATTAAGTGAAAAGATCACTTACAATATGTCAGTATAATACCCGATTACTAACGCCCAATGTTGTATTTAGGCAATAGCTCCCATTCATCTTTTTCTTTGAATGGAAGAACTTTAATCTGACGTAGAGGAGCAACATCCGTTACAGCTTCTGCATTAACGATTGATAACAATCCCCAGTCAGATAATAGAGTCGTGATAGTATTACGTCTCTGGATATCAGTTTGTTCCAGCGTAGACTTATTACCATCAAGTAAAAATAGTTCTTTAAAATGTGTAATAAAGTATCGGCCTTGCTTATGCAAAATATGACAAGACTGATAAAGCTTCTTGTCTTTACGTGATGCAATGCCGATACGAGTAAGTGTCTCTTTAACCTTCAGGAAGTCGTCTGGCTCGTTAAGAGTAATTTCCAGCATGTCCTGAGGTGACCATTCAACCGGTACGTTTTCCTTTTCTTCCACCATGATCTACCTTCTCTTTAATTATGTTTATTTCTTCAGTAGAAAGTAGTGACAGAACAGTACGAGTCTTTTCATTATTATACCCATAATATTCTTTCACTGCTTCAAAATCACCATCATGCTTTACTTTATTCCATTTGGAAAAGCGTTTAGGGTTCTTTCGTATAGTATTTATAAAAAAGTCGTTTTGAAGCTTATTATCTAAATGGTGGTTAATATTCATTTCATTAGCAAGCAGCACAGTATCGGCAAAGTACGAAAAGCTACGGTTAATCATATATGGAGAATAAGCTTTTTCATCTAGATCATCACGGATAATATTCTGCTTACTGTTGATAGCCTTTACGAATTCAAATGGATTCATTTTACCTCATCCAAATGGCCGATGTACTGCTCAAGAATACTTTGCGTGTATTCCTCAGTGTTAATATTGGGATTAATGTGAGTCTTACCGTAGTAAAGTTGTGGTACGGTTCGATGGCCCTCGTCCAACACAATAAAAGCTCGGGAGTCAGCGTCTGCTTTAATATCTTTTGTTTTATATTTGTAACCCCACTGCTCAAGCTTAGTCTTCATCATATCACAATACATACAGTCAGGTTGTGTGTATAGGGTTAGTGTGTGCTTCATTTCCATTCTACCTCCGCCATTAGTTCTGTTAAACAAGCAACAACATTTAATTCATGATCAGCCACAAAAGCATTCTTGTACTGGTAATCAGCAAGGATTAAAATAGCACGAGGAATACTATTTGGCTGAATGGTCTCGTTCATAGTGTCATAAATCTTCCGAAAAATACCAGAAGTGTCTGTATCTATATTATTGCTTACCCATGACCTCATTTTTTTGAAGTCTTTAGCCTTAAGATATCCAATAACATCATTAACAGAATTATTGGAAAGCAGACTAAGAATACCAGTATCGATACTACCGCTAAGAGAGTAGCGCTGACACTCATTAATAACACGCCGCCAGTCAGGTGCAAAGCGGATAATGAGTTCTGCCAGAACCTTTTTCTCATAGGTAATATTCTCCTGTTCAAGGATACCTGTCAATCGCTTCATAAACTGCATGGACAGTTCAGCCAAAGACTTCTTATTAGTATTAAATTCATATACACCACAGCGAGAGTGCAGTGGCTCAATGATACGGTTCTTGAAGTTACAGGTTAAAATGAATCGGCAGTTACTAGAAAACTCTTCAATGAAGCCGCGAAGAGCAGGTTGGAATGATTGTGCATTTAAGTAGTCAGCCTCATCAAGGATAACTACCTTGTATCCACCTTGTAGGGATACGGTAGAAGCAAATTGCTTAATCTTGCTTCGCAGTGTGTCAATGTTACCTTCCTCAGAACCGTTGATCAGAATGTAATCAAGATTCAGTTCATCACATAATGCTTTTGCTACAGTGGTCTTACCCAGACCAGCTGTACCAGTAAACAGCATATTAGGAAGTTCTCCCGAAGCCAGAACCTGCTTGAATGTATCGAGCAGTGACTTCGGGAGAATGCAATCATCGATCTTCTTAGGACGGTATTTTTCTACCCAGAGAAAATCATCAGTCATTATATAGAGCCTTACTGTTAGAGTAAAAAGATTATATCACAGTTAGGGGTCAATGTAAACAGGTTAATCAGACTCGCTTAAATATTCGAGTCCCTTCACATAAGTGAAAGAGCAACCCATCAGAAAGTAAGTAAAGTTTTGCAGGATATCTGTCAACTCATCACTTGTAAAAGTATGTTCAACTGTAGAGGTAACTTCGCCATCTTCATACGCAACACGTTGCAATGTATATTCCTCAGTGTATGACATTACTTTTTCTTTCCTTCTACAGGTGCTTCTACAGCTTCGACTTCACCTTCTTCCTGACGCGCTTCCAGTTCCTGAATCATCTGGATAGCCTGGTCACGAAGCTGACCGACAGTTGACAGTTCTTCACCTTTAAAGGCTCCACGCTGCACAATCGCATCAATGATAGCCACACTAGAGCGACCGACTTTCATACCAAGTTCATTAAATTCTTCATTATTCATTAGAAATATTCCTTTTAGTTTTTACTTTTTCTCGAGAGCAATCCAATATTGGACATTGCGGTCAGTATTTTTAAAATGGCTGACCAATTTACTTGAAACCTGTACCTCGTAGTCACCAGGCATAAGTTTCAAATTATCAATACCGATAGTAAAACTATCATTCAATTCACCAGTAGCTTCGCCTTCTACACGAATAGTAAAGTTATTGGCAGTAGCGTTTTTAGTATCGGTAATAATTAGTTTAACGGATTCATCATCTGCATCAATCTTAATCTGTTTGTGACCAAGTGCAGAAGCAGCACGTTTGAGTTTATTTAGAGTTTCCTGAGTTAGTGTAAACTTTACTTCAGGGTCAGGCATTGTGACTTCACGGCTAGGTGGCTGAGTCAACATATCAATGTCAGAGTAGTAGTACTTAATACTAGAACCATTACCTGACAGTGCCAAGGAATTCTCATGGAACTGAATTTCTGCATCGTCTACTAGACTAATAACACGTACTAGTTCAGTTGCATCATAGATACCAAAGTCCATGGGAATAGGTTCATCAAGCTCAATCTTAGCCATAATGTTCTTGGCTTCAGATACGATACTCAGACTAGTACCTTGCTTGAATACAATATTCTGGTTAATCGACCCGAAGTTCTGTAGCACCTCGAGCATGTCATTCGCTTGCATTATCAATTCCTTCTTCTAAATCATGCGTGTGCATAGCCATAATCGCATAGTGTGCGATCTTCATCAGGTCGGCGCGATTGCGTCCACCCTTCTTTCCATAGCGTTGAGCATATTTCATTACGTTACCAAGACAAAAGCCCATGCCATGTCCTGCATCTACGATAAACTCAGTAGCTTGAAATCGTTGTTTGGAATAATGTGCACCATAAGTGTTCTCAATATATTCAAGGAGTTCTTTGATGATGCGGTCTTCGCTGTATTTCATACTCACTTCCATAATTATTCATTCTTCCTATAGTACCACATGTTGAGGTGATTGTACATACTAAAATTCAATGCTGCTCCATTTTACATCAGCTTCATTAAACATGGCCTTAGAGCGCTCCCATGATTCTTTCCAAAGATCGGTCACCTTCATGTTAGGTACTACAACCTTTTTGATTCCGACTTGGATAATACCCTTTGCACAATCAGAACAAACAGGCAATCCATAAACGTACAAAGTCGAACCATTTAGAGAGATGCCATTGTACGTAGCATTATATATCACATTCATCTCGGCATGTACAACATATTTGTATTTA